TCTCTACTAAGTCTGCTAGGTCAGTCGATACAGGTGTGAAATCCTAGTAACTGAATAATAAAACAAAAAAGGGGGCTTGTCGCCCCCTTTTTCTTCCTACATTAGGCTGCGCCGGGGGATCCGAAGATACCGCGGGGATCGCTGTAGCCGAAGCTATAACGCTCACGAGCCTTGTATCGGACATTACCAGTGTCGAAGTCGCCTTCGAAGCCAGTCTTGATGCCAACACGCTGGAACATCTTCATGCCGTTAGGAGCATCCGTCTTAATGAAGAAGGCGTCCGTGTCGGTCAGGTAGTGGTTCACAGTGTAGCCCTGAGGAATCATGCCCATGTTCTTGATGGCATTGATGTCGTTGTCTGCCGTGCCAACACGGAGAGTAGACTTCATGATGCGATCAGCAGTGAACTGGAGCTCCTTAGGAATGATCAGCTTAACGCCCTGAACAGCAATCTTCAGACCGCGCTCGTCCGTGAAGGCGGCGATGTCGATGAGAGCCTGCTCAAGGGATGTCTCGCTGAGGTCAGCAGCAGTGCTGAGCTCGTTGCGAAGATCAGCGCCACCAAGGGTGGGGTGATCCGTTGCACAGAGAGCCTTGCCGTCGCCACCAATAGAGGTGTCAAAGGCGCCATTCAGGATGGCAGCAGCCTTGATCTGCTTGGTTTGAGCCATGGAACGAGCCAGTGCGCGTGTGTAACGAGCAGCAAGCTTGTCATAGAGGTTGTCCTCAACAGCTTCTTCCGTGAGGGAGAAGGCGAGAGCAATCGTCTCATGGGTGTAACGAGCCGTGTAGACTTCTTGTGCGGAGTCGTAAGCAACACCAGCACCTTCGGTCTTAACAGGGGCCTCACCGAAGCCAGAAAGCATGACTTCCTCTTCAAAAGCACGGTCAGAGGTTTCTACGTCATAGATCTCGGCATGCTCGTTCTCGTAGCCTTGATACTCAAGACCAAAAAGAGCGTTGAGACCAGGCTCAAGTTCTTTAACTAGTTGTGCGCGTGAAATTGCCATGATTAAGCTCCTTGTCCGGCAACACCAGCGCTGCCATAAGCGTGTTCATTAATCTTGACCACGACCTGAGCATAGTTACCGTAGGCGTTACCAGGAACGTCGTACAGGCCAACGATCTTAAGGTTCAGCGCAGCAGTATTTGCAATGCTGGAAGAGTCAAGTTCCATTGTGGAAACACCAGTGGTGGTGCTACCGCCCGTACCAACGACGTCAGCGTTCTTGCCAATGTCAGCAGCAACGACGTCCTCGTCAGCCTGGATGACGAACAACTGGTTGGGATCATCAAGAACGTCAGCGATGATCTTGCCCTGGGTGATGTTCACCGAACCGGGGTAGTAGTTCTTCCAAGTGGGTTTGCCCGTGGTGGGGTCGATATAGTTACAGCCGTTGAATACGCCAACAGCAGCCGTATGGCTGGCAGGAGCGAACTTAACGAGATAACCATCATAAACGGTGACAAGGTCACCCTGATAAATAGCGCCTGATTGGTTGTCCGCAATCTCGTAACCGTACTGCTTTTGGCCGCCAGTGGCGGACAGGTTACCGATAGGGCGGAGACCAAAGGCTTTGTCTACGTTAGCCATTTTTTGGTTCCTTTACAGAAATGAATTTAACCGGCCTTAGGGCCGCCGAATTGTACTTTGGACTGCCGCACTGGCCTGTCAATTCGCATGCTTGAATGAGCATTCGATTTAAGCAGGTCATTGTCGGCTGCCTCAACTTGGTCTTTCGCTCGACTCCGAAAATACGCATTGCGCTCTTCAACCGTCTCCTCAGGAATACGGGCAAGAAGCATTCCGCCCACGCTAATAATGCCTGCGTGACGGCCATCTTCTACTGAAGAAACAGGAAAATCAGGGTACTCGTCTGCACGGACAAGCTCGTAACCTTCACGGAGCTTTCCTGCAACGTTAGTACGATCATCAAATCCAGCTACTTCAGCACGAATCCATCGATGCTTGTATCCTGGAGGCGCCTCGGGAGCGTCCAGTCTCGAAGGAGGTGTCCAGGGCTTGCGGCGTGTCTCGGTCTCACGAGTTTCCGTGGTACGTGCGGCACGTTTGATTTCAGGCACTTTTCCAATCTGGTCCATCTTTTACTCCTTCACGTATTTAGCGTATTCCTCAAGAGGAACGCCTAGTTTTTTGGCAATCGCAACCTGACTCGGACTTAGCCGGACAGTGCGGCGCGCTGAATTAACACCGGAAGACCGGTTTGCAGGGGCGACAGCTTGCGCGGAACGCGTCGACCTGTTGTTCTGTGAAGATTGAGAAAACTTTTGGGGAAAAGTTTCCCTGATTCTTCTATTTAACTCATCATAATACTCGTCTGACTGGGGGTCAACTCCTTCATTTTGAACAAGTTCTCTATGAATTCCCCAGGCAGCATGTGTCATGACGGTGTCCTTGCCAAACCACGGATTGTCCTCGGCCCACTGCTCGGCTTTGGGATCCAAGCGCGTTGGCTGCTGATAAGCCTGTTGTGGCTGCTGATAAGCCTGTTGCGCAGGCTGCTCGGCCTGCTGATCACGTTGCTGCATGGCAGCTTCATAGCCCTGAAGCTGCCTCTGCTCTACAACAAGCTGGGCAAGCCTTTCCTGAGCTTCCATCTCCGTATCAACATCACCCTCTTCACGGGCTTTACGGATGATTTGCTTCAGTGCAACAGACTGGGTTTCAATCCGGCTCTTTGTCTCGTTTAAGCGCTGCTTGTCAGTAGACTGGTAGCGGGTGTTGGCCTCCTGAAGCTGGGACTGAACGTTCCTTGCATATTCCAAGGCGGCCTCTTCACGACGCTGCGCTTCACGCAACCGTGCCGTCATCTTGTCAATGCGCTTCTTGACCTTGTCGCTGTACTGCTCAAGCTCCTCTTCCTGCTGCGTAGGCGCGGCCTGCTCTACAAGAGGAGCTTGTTCTTTGTCTTGAAGCGTAGCCTCGCCGGTTTCATCATTAACTTCGATGTCCGCGGCTTGCTCGTCTTCGCCTATCTTAAATTCCATTTGATCGTCGTTGCTCATATTCACCTCTTACATGTGAAGGATGTCTTCAGGGTCGTTCACACGACCGATGATTTCATCGTCATTAAGAATACGGATTTCGCCGCCATCAATACTGATCCTGGACCCTGCATAACGGCCAAAGATCACCCAGTCGCCTTCCTTACACCAGGCACCAGTAGGAAATTTGGATTCATCCATATAAGCCAAACTTCCAACTTTCAAGACATACCCACAAACCGTCGCAAGCTGTGTACGCTTTTGCGTCTCTTCGGCAAGAACAATTCCGCCTTTTGACTTCTCAGCTCCGCGGTACGGCAAAATAGCAATACGCCATCCAGTCGGCGTTGGAATGCGGCTTTTAACCACATCCTCCAATTCCGTAGGATCGAATTTGCCTTCTGCGTCGTAGGCATCATCTAAGCTAGGGCCCCGCTCTTCCTTCTCTTGCTGCCACTTCTGTTCTAACGGGGTTAAGGTTGCTTCTTCCAAGGGCTTCTCCTTTCAGGGTTAAAGATCTGATGTGTACTTAGAAGCAAGCTCTCTTGCTGCTTCTTCACAAAGTCTTAAGCCTTCCAGTCGGCCCATCAAAAAGCGATAGCGCTCCATGTCGGCGATTGTGCCGTTAAGCACAAGCGTTTCCGTATCTATTCTGAGCTTTCTCATCTCTTTCAACAATGCTTCGGTGTACTCAAGCATGGGCTTTCCATGAATATAAGCAGACGGTTTGTAGCCACCGTCTGAAGGGCTTAGTAAATCTTGACAGGCTTATTCCCATCTTTTTTCTTCACCACCATGAAAGCTCCACCATCCTTTGCTTTCACGGGCCTCATTCGCGACTTTCCCGCTTCTGACAGAGCTATCGCAGTCGCCTGCTTAATAGCTTTCTCCTTTGATTTGGGTTTGCTGGTGCCGATCTTACCAGTTTTCTTGTAACTGCCTACCATTTCGCCTATGTTACTGCTCACTACCTTTTGGCTCTTACCTTGTTTTAGGGGCATTCTGAGCTCCTTGAACCTGGGTTAAACGCTCACGAGCAACCTGAGCGCGAAGTTGTGCAATGTTTTCTTGGGACTGAACACGCGCTTGGTTGGCTCGCGCCACCTCCTGCGCCTTCTGCTGCTCAATCTGCAGCCTTGCCTGATCGATTTGATTGTCCATCTGGTCGTTCTGAGCACGGATCTGAAGCTCCTGCTGCTTGAGCTGTACAACAGGATCAGCGCCGCCCTGGTCACCAGCAAGCTGCGACTGCAGGCTCTTGGCTTCCATCGTGTACTCTGCAACCTTTAATGCAATCATGCCTTCCTTCTGGATGGCTGAAATCATACGGTCAGGATCGGTGCCGTACTGCTGGAACAGCTCCGCTTCTACAGCCTCTTCGGCCTTCAAGCGAATATGCTCAAGCATATGCTGCTGCAACACCATCGCCGCCTGGGGATTGGCCTGCAGCATCGGGGACATGCCCATCATAAGGTGCGCCGCAATGTGCGCATCATGCTGCTGACCAGCAAAAGCTTTCAGCGGCATCAGGTTCAACACCTCAGAATTCTCGGTTGCCGGGTCAAGAGGCATCTGCGTCCTCGGTGCCCTTAAAATGCCATCAATATCGCGCACGTTCAACG